AAACAGCACTGGTTACAGGACCGCAGGCGTTATCCTCGCAACACATTCAATTCAGCCGCACACGCACAGAATCTAGCCGACAAGCTGAATACAATGTTTAAGACCACCGCATATACCATAAGGAGAATGCAATGAATCAATTCACATCAGGACCGGGGCCTGTGCGTATGCCCAATCGTCGCACTGTACCCAATCCAAGTCCGTTAAATCCCAGCCCTTATCCACCGGCACAAGGCAAATAACATAAATATCCGTATGACAACGGAAAAGGTTTCAGAAAAACAGAAAATCAGCTCACGCGGTGGTGCTCGTGCAGGTGCGGGTCGTCCCAAAGGATCTACTGCGCTGATCACGGCTCGCACACTTCTTGATGCTATAGAAGACCGTTCAGGTCGACCATTTGAAGAACTCTTGGCCGATGGCTACAACCGCACCATAGAAGAAAACAACAACAAGTTGCGTGTAGAATATGAGCGTATGTTCTTGGGCAAGGTCTTGAGTGACCGTGTGCAGATGGACATAAATGAAGCTCCAGAATTGGTAGAACAAAAGCAAGCGGCATTCCAAGAAGCCCTGGCTAAACTGGCGGCTTTGACTGACAAAGCTAAATAATAATACAAGGAACCAATATGCCATTGATTAAATCGAGTAGCAAAAAGGCCGTAGGCAAAAACATCAAACGAGAGATGGCAGCCGGACGCCCACAAAAGCAGGCCATTGCAATTGCCCTGACCGAGCGTCGTGAAGTAGCAAAAAAGCAAGGCCGTAAGATGCCTACAAAAGGAAAAACAAAATGAAGAAACCCTCAAACACCGGTGCAGGCCTAAAGACACGCACAGCGTCGTGGCAGTATGATTCAATGACTCTAGCCAATGGTATGGACAATGATTCAAACCATCCAAGCTACAAACAGTTGTCCAAGTTCTCGGGCAACCAACACGGTGGAGCCGCTGAAGGCAACTTTGGTCGTGGTCCTACTACAGGCAACAATGGTACTAGCAGTGAAGGCCCAAAAAAGCCTCCTACAGCAGCGGTTCCAGCATTCCAAAAAGCAATGGGATCAAGTGATTCAATCAATGCAGGTCACCAAGTTCGCACACCAGGTGGCACCCGTGCTTGGGATCCCAAATGCGAAAGCAATTATAAAGGTAATCCAGACCGTATCAATTCAGGTCGTGGACCAACCAAAGGGAACAGTCAATAATGTCTACTGTGTTCAGACCCCTAGGTCCTACTACTTTTATCAGTGCCAACGCTAGCGGTATTCTGGCCAACATTGTTAGCACTGGTGCTGCCACAACTACCTATTTGAAAATTGACAATATCAACAATGCCAATGTGGATGCCTTTGTAAACTTTGGCACCAGCAACACCACAACAGCTACCATTGCCAACGCTACCTCAACTGGCAATAGCATTGTGGTTCAACACAACGACACAGTGTTTGTGGCCACAGCTAGTGGATTTGATCAAGCTCCAGCAAACAAATTATACATCAGTGGTATTACCGCAAGCGGCACAGCTGGCTTGTATATCACGCCAGTGGCAATCGTAAGTTAAGGAAAAACAAAATGGCAATGACCAAGAACCCACAAGCAAAACCAATTAACCAAAAGCGTGGACCAACCACAGGCAATGGTGGACAGACTGAAAAGCGCAAGACCTTTATCGCTGAAAAGAAAGATGGCGGCAATGAGCGCACTCGTTTAGCAGATTTTGTTATGAGTGCATTAGAAGGACGCGGTCAAGGTATGAAGCCTAGCACAATGCCTGCTGTAGAAAACCTTAGTGCCAACAGTGGTCCAACCACTGGTATTGGCCGTAACCCTACAGCTGGTGGCACCAAGTACAATGTTCGCAGTCGTACTGCTGGCAAGATCACTAAGTAATATGGTAGTAAACTAAACGGACGGGTGTCCGTTTAGTACGGAAGTATAGATTAGAAAGGTATAGAAATGAAAAAGACAACTCCCACCCCTAAAGAACCAGTCTCAGCCCTTGAGGAAAACCCTTGGCAAGACCAAGAGATCACGGTAGTTCCTGCAGACCTCAAGCCAGTGGCCGAACAAGTCAAAGAAACAATTGTCCGACATAAAACAGAAACAGAATATGACTTGGAAGGCTTGATGAATGACTTCCCAACAGCCACCGAACTAGAACGCTTTGTGTATGACCAAACTGGCTACACACTTAACCTTAAAGGTCGTGCGCAAAAGCTCAAGTATCAAGTGGCAATGGATGTGCTCAACGGCGAAACAGTAGATGAGAAATTTACATCAGGTGAAAACCCTTACATTGATCGCGCTGAACTAGTGCCAGTGGAAGACCTAAAGGATCCTGCTCCGCGTGATCCCACCTTGCCCGCAGAGTCGGAATTACAGAATCAATTCTATAGTCCATTCATTCCGCATCCGGATCCAGAGTATCGTGCCCGTAACAAGAAGGTTCACACTGTGTTTAAAAAGTACAAGAACGGTATGATCAGCTATGAAGTTATTGGTCCAATTGAACCCAAGGCCATTGGTGAAAAGATGGACAAGTTTGGCAAGATCCGTCCAGAGCTAATGTCGTGGGTTGATCCGCGTACCGGCGAACAAGTTGTGGTGCGTCGTGATGGCACAGTAACTCCACAGGGTCGTAACCTGCGTGCCTTGATGCAGAGAATGCGTGTGAACAATACCAACCATTGGGAAATGTGGGTCAACCGTGACTTCGTCAATATGGAAGGTGGAGAACTGCGTAATCCTTGGGATGTGGAATCCGAATAATGCGTGATAATGAAATTCATCAAGCTATAGAAGCTCGCCGTGCGCAGGATACCCGGATTGAACAAAAGATCAATCAGGCACACCGCGAAGCTTTTCATTTAAAGTTTCCAGGTCAAGTAGAACACTGTATGCGCTTGGTAGCCGAACGCTTACAAGCAGGCCTACGCAAGGATACAGATATGCAACTAAGTGACTGCTCAGCCAAAGACCTTAGCTGGGCATTACTTAACCTTTGGACTATACACGCCGACCTTAAGGAGCAGTAATGCTTGACTCCGGCGTGTTAATGCGTCGTGCGGTACATTGGGTTATGGACTCAAACGGACTTACAGTTGAGAGTCTTGCTCCAATGGACCACACCACCAGAGATCATTTTGAACAACTAGCCATAGCTGTAGCAGATGATATGCGGTACAATCAACTAAAGTATTTTAGACCATTTGAACATCAAAAAAAGTTCTTTCTTACAGCACCCAGTCAGCGGCGCGGTATACTTGCGGCTAACCGAATTGGTAAAACAGTATCCACTTGCTACGAAACGGCTATGCATCTTTGTGGTATCTATCCTGATTGGTGGCTTGGTCATAGGTTTGACCATCCAATCGTCGCAATGGTGGCTGGTGAAGGTTGGAGCCAAGTCGCAATGGTTTTACAAAATGAACTACTAGGCACACAGGATATCAAGATTCGTGATGCCCTGGGCACAGGTGCAATACCGCGTGATCGGATCATACAGGACACTATGCGCTCAGATGGTGCCAACTGTATGGGTGTAGAAATACGCCATCCTCGAGGCAAAAGCTACCTGTTGTTTGCCAACTACACACAGGAAGTGCGTCAGATGCAGGGTTTCAAACTGAACCTGGCTGTGTTTGATGAACAACCTCCGGATGATTTCTTCAGTGAAATAGTAACCAGAACAGCCACAACACAAGGGCAAGTGTTATGCTCGTTTACACCGCTTAAAGGACTCAACGGACTAGTATCAAAGTTTTGGAACCGTGAAGAGGGCTATGACTTTATTCGTGTGGCCTGGTCAGATGTGCCAGAATATGATCCCTGGGGCGAAGCTTTCTTACTAAAAGAAACTAGAGCACAGCTAGAGCGCGATTACTTGCCGCACGAGCGTGAAGCCAGAATTGCTGGTAAACCTGTGATGGGTCAAGGTGCTGTGTTTCAAATCCGTAGTTGGCCCACATACCGAACAGGTGACTACAACTTCCGTGAAATGAACAATATACACCGTGTGATAGCCCTGGACTTGGGCTTGGTCAATGACAGAACTGTTATCAGCTTGATGTATTGGAATCCTGTAGAGCGTACAGCTTGGTTACACCGTCAAATCTGTGTGTCAGGCATTGAAGAAGCCAATCCCACAAACTATATCAATCATCTAATGCGGCCAGAAGTGTTTGGCACACCCATAGTGCTACCTCCCGACGGTGGCACAGCAGGTCGCTACACTATGAGTGCCTTGAGCATTAGAGAACTGTTTGAACAGTATGAACTAAATGTGCATCCCAAGCCCATAATGAATCCACCCGACGATCAAGGGCGCACTACCAACCATAAGGCCTATGGTATCAATATGATGCGTCAAATGCTGGAAGCAGGCTCATTTATGGTCAATGAAAACTGTGTGGATTTCCTGCGCGAAGCACAGAACTATTATGTAGATCCACAGGGCCGTTTTAGTGATCCAGATGATTGTCTGGACTCAGCCCGTTATG